ACCATAAACGCATTGTTACGCTCGGCTAACTTGGGTTTGTCTTCGACAAGAAAGCGCATAGTGCTATAGAAGATCTTCTGCTCATCTCCTGACATGGTCAGGACTCCTCTTGTCCACGTAGTTTCAAAAAAGACTTGTACGGTAGAACTAGGGCGTAGGCGTTGTTGATCCGCCAGCCAATGTCGTTAGCGATTGATGGGTAATAGTGTTTGGTAGACCAGAGAATCTGCTTCTGCTCGTCTAGCCATTGTGAGAACGGGCCGACATTTGTCCTGTGTAACTCGTCCCAATCAAAGGCATTGACCATACCGATCAGTGCCTTGATCTCATCAGGCAAAGTCTCATCCGTGAATTGACGCACCATCCCCTGTCCAACGTACAACGTATAGACATTGTCATGATGCTCACACAGGAATCTCATCCGATCACCTTTGACATTGAGTGGCTCAGTTTGACTGTACTGCATGGGATTACATCGGCAGGATGTAGATAGGCGCGTGACCAAACTTGTAGTTTGATATAGCGATTGATTCGACGCTCTCCCACACCTTGTCGTTGTGATGTATGTCAGGAAGGTCGGGAGTATTGGTATGCGTCTTCAACATCATCATGGCAACTTCTACATCAGAACGAATGTTCGCCGGGACACAGTCCATGTTCTTGTACCATCTAAAAGGTACAGATATGTCTGCGTAGTTGAAGGTGTTGTTATGGTTATTGGGGAGTCTGTTGTATTTCCTGTATGTCTCCAGAGCAACTTGTAGCGGATGGCGCGTCACCGCACCAATGATCATGCCGCCTAGCGTGTTGGGTATCACAACCCACTTGTCCGTGGAGAACATGTCTGACACGCGATTCAAGTTACCGTTAAAGACTTCCAGTCTCTTAATGTAAGCATCGTACCTATCACGCAACTCTTGTCTATCTTCCAGAGTCACGCTTTCGCCGCTGCCAAAGTAAGCGTCAGCCAGATTAGTTGCAAAGAGTGCAATATCATCGTGAGGCAAACCGTGTGCGATTGTGGGACGCTTGATGGCATCCAACAACCTCTTGGTTTCGTGCAACGTAGTATCCATCAGCGTATGCACTGCGGTCTTCGCTTGAGTCGTAGATTCCAGTATCACATCACGTATATTGCCTGCGGATGACGCCTTGAGTTTATTGATGATATATCGTGGGTTATATGATTCGATTTGACTGGTGTACATCTGCCTATTGTTCAAACCGCCGGGAGTTGCAAGACTGTCGCTACGCAAAAGCGCATAACGATCCTTACCGCTACCGTCATGCCACCTTTGTAACCCACAGATAGTAAACCCTTCATCGGTAGTCATCGCTACAAAGTTCCCGTCTGTAGCCACAGGGCCAATTTTTGCAACGCGGTCAGTTAGTGCGTAGATTGAAACTGCAACAGGCCATAGTTCTGACCTGACAAAGACTGCCTTAGATGCATCGTCATGTGCGTTAGCCATGAAGATATCGTTGATGTCAATTTGTGTTCTAACTTTCTTAGCCATGATTGCTAACCTCCTGTTCCATACGTGCCAAAAAATTGTTGTATTCCATCCACTGCTTCAGCAACTGACGGCTTTGTGAGTTCGTCAGTTTAACGTCAAACCATTCAGTCATGTACCTACGCAAGTACGGTGATGCCCCGTACATGTTAATCTTGCCGCTATTACGAATGTCGTCCAACAAACTAAACGCAGTTCTCGTCAAAGTTTCACTGTCCATGTCATGCCTCCACTTTGTTTAACGCTCTGTCAATCTGAATTAAAGTCTCGTCAAGGCATCGTCCGTTCTGATGGGTCGAACAGTTCACGTGACCGTGAAGACATTCATAGGTGTCGTTATCACGGCTCTTCTTGTGGTACAAATCGACCCACTCATCAAGAATTCTCACATACAACGCCGTATCCATCTCACACCTCCTCTTTAAACCATTCCCAATCTTCCTTGGGAATCTTTAACCACACAGTATTTTCAAACTCTTGGATAACTTCGGCGTTTTCAAGAATGTCCAACGCCATTTCTACCTTCTCGTAATCGTTCATCTCATGCCTCCTTCCTGACGTTGTCAGGATGTTGTTAGTTCTTCACCATCACCTTGCGACCATGCGGCGGGGTGAACGCTTTGTTCTGCGTCACCAACCACAACGTGGGGCAAGCAACATTCCACTCAACTTGCGGTTCCAAGTGCCCATCAGTAAATACGATCACGCCATCTGCGTTGATGTTTCGCTCGTTCATGTACTGACTGACACACGATGCGCGAGTACCGCCACCGCCTACGGGCTTCAGCAACTTAGCGATGTTCGCGTACTGCTGCGACTCAAAGTGCTGCTCCGCATGAACGCGAGTGTCCCACCACAGCACGATGATCGACTCTGGCGGGTACAACTCACACAGGTTAGTGACACGCGATGCGACTCGTGCGAGTTGAGCATCATCGATGCTGCCTGACGTATCGATAGCAAGTACGATTTGGCCGACCGTCTCGGAGTACGATGATGGCAAGTACAAGTCATCAGCCAAGCGACGACGATTCAGTCTTGAGTAAGTAAACTCATCGACACCTCGCATGATGCCCGTCCAAAACTCATCAAGCACATCTGACCACGCGATCTCAGGCTCCATCTCATTCTTGATGGTGCGAGGAATGTCTACGCCAAACTTGCCTGCGAGGATGCCGCCCTGCTGCAAAGCCTCGTTGATCTTGCGTTCAAGTTCTCGCTGATCATCAGGCGAGAGTTCATTGCCACCCTTGCCGTGCTTGCCTTGCTTGCCCTTGTGATCATGCTGATCTAATGGTTGTCCACGCTGCTGAGTACCGCTGCCTTTGATCGGTCGCGGCGGTTGACCTTGTTGTCCACCCTGCTGCGATGGCTTGTTCCCCGGTTGTCCATGCTCGGGCTTCTTGCCACGCTTCTCCTGCTCCTTGTAGAGATAGTCAAAGACTTGTCTCACCGACCAGTCGTGGAACATCGGGTCATACAACGCACCGTCTGGCAACTTGGCTAGTGCCTTGTCCTTCAGATTCATGATTACGTCATTAACCACAAAGTCCATAGCCACGTTAGCAAGCATCGGATCTTTGTCCGTCAGATCCTTGTGCCTGCCAATGTGCTTGAGCAACTTGTGCAGATTCTCATGTAGCGCAAGTCCTGCGGTCTCTTCGACGCTCAAGTTATTGAGGAAGGTTCGACCGTAGAATGTATTGATACCATCGGTACACGCCGTAGGTACTTCGTCATCACCATCTACAACTTTGGTATCACCCAAGAGAATGATGCCTGAGTACAGACAAGTCTCAGGATGACGCATCAATCGAATGTGCGCCTTCTTCAACTTCAACTCGGCATCCATGATTTGAACTGCTGCGTTCATAGCACGACCTCCACATCACCTGTAATTTTTACGTTGAATCCCAACTCTTTGACCAACAGCAACTCTGAATAGTCAATCGTCTTCTTGCGTAACAGTGCAGCAACAACTACTGCCCTGTCATTGTCAGGATAGAACCTCACTGTGCCGTAAGTCTCACGGCGCTTGACTATAACTTCCATGACTCACCTCCTTAGATCAACAACTCGTAGTTAGTCTTCGACCACTCTTTGATCTGCTCATTCTTGATAGCCAACTTGCTGATCTTCTTGGACTGCAAGGCCATCGTGAAGAACACGCTCTGTACTTCTGCGCTGCTGATGCGATTGACAAACTTCATGAACGCAGCGAGTTGATCCTGCGTTTCGATAGTGTCGATAGCATTGAACATCATCATGAACAGTGCTGCGGGTTTTTCTGGAATCCTGACACTGTCAGGATCAGCCATAACAGTCTTGACCGACACCAACTCACCCGACAGAGACACAACTGCGCTCATGAGTTCGGCAGCGGCAGCGCCGATTGTGCCTGCGAGTGATGCCTTCGTAAGGTTCGGGCCGAGTCGATCACGCTTTCGGATAATCGAATTACACTTGGCAAGACTGCGCGGAGTCACGAACGACAGAGCCTTACGATCAGGATTGAAGATAAACGGATTGTCGTCCTGTCCACCGTCCAAGTAACTCGCCAACATGCGCGGGTTCATAGCGACACAAGCACGAATCTCTGGAGCAATGTCGTTGTCAGTCGCCCACAGATTCCACTCGTTGGCATTTGGCTTACGCATGTTATAGATAGTCACGCGATTACCCGCGTGGGCCAGCATACTGTCGCCTACACCGTCCGACGCATTGTTGCTCGTCGCAAAGATGATTGACTCAGGATGCGTCTTGTCCAAGTCCTTGTCACCGACTGAGTGTTCAAGCATTAGGCGAGTCCACATCGTCTGAAGCAACTTCGGGGTCTTCATAAACTCGTCGAGCATGATGACCTTTGGCTTCGGACTGTCGAGCATGAATAGTTCGGACACCAACTGAGTCAATTTAGTCCTGTCATGGTCAGGAATACTCATAGCCGTGTCACCGATATCTTTCACAGGACAATCGACATAGATGTAGTCGTACCGGTCGCCCAAGTCCTCCTTGAGCATCTTCAGTAACGTGGACTTGCCACACCCCGGCTCACCCTTAATCACTGCGGTGTTGGTCGTGCCCAACTCCAGAATCGCAGTGCGGGCTTCGCTAAGACTGATCGGGTTGTTGAATTGAATTGTATTAGTAGCCATGTTGTTAGCCTCCTAGATAAAAGTTACAGACCAAACTTCGACAGAATGTCATCGACGCCTTCCTTGACCACAGTGCGCTTCGTGTCACTGTTACGCAGTTGGTCAATGGTTACGCCGTCCAGTATCTTCAACAGATCACGCCGTGCCTCCTCCAGTTTCGAGTCCTTGGTAAGATTGAAGTCCGCAAACGTGTTGCACAGTTCAAGTGCCTCGGAAAGAGTTGACTCGTACATCTTCCTGCGCTTGACCTTGACCTCGCCGTCTTCGATCACAGTCTCGCTATCGCAGCAATGTGAGAACGATTGCAGCACCTTGACCAACTGCTCGTTCTGCTTGGTGTTGATATCAGCGATAATGTCTCGGGTTTGCTGCTCAAAGTTACGCTTCAAGTCATCGGCTAGATCGTTGGCAATCGTCACACGGTAGTCGCCTACCGGAATGTCCATCGTCTGCACCGTCACACTAAACTGACTCCTGACAATGTCAGGACTTGGATAGTCATCCTTATTGAACATGTCACCCTGCACGAAAGCCTCGTTGCTGATCGCGCTTGGCATGACTGCGATGAAGTTCTCCAGTAACTCCATCGTCTTAGTCTTACGCTGATTGATCTCAGACATGACCTGCGGAATACGCACGGCGGGCAGGTAGCCCCACTCGCCATCCCACGGATAGGTCACACGTTGTACAAAGTTGTACCAAGCCTGACGCTCGTTCAGGAGTGCGCGTAGTTCTGGCACATCGGCAAAGAGTTGCTTTGTGTATCTGCCTGCGTTACGCGCTGCCTTCTTGCTTGATGTGACCTCGTCGCTGATCACGCGATCCTGCTTCGTAAACGTCATCACCCTGACCTTCGCCCGTAGCAAGATGCCACCCGTTGCGAGCGATGTGATGTGGTCGGGTTTCTTCAGTAACTCGTTCATGATTCGTCTCCTTGGTTAATAATTTGTCCTGACCATGTCAGGAGTTAATTTCCCACTCTACAACCATATTATAACACAACTTAACTCTTAGATCAAGTAAAAAATAACCGCACCTATCAAGGCTGCGGCAAAACCATGTACAAAGCCTCGCTTATAACAGGCAGCAGCCATCTCTTCGGCTTCCTCTTGTATCTTCGCCATGAACCGCTGCTTAAACTCCATGATGACCTCAGTCATAAGTTCCTCACGGAGTTTCTCTTCTTTCACCTTCTGTAACTCTTCCATATCACGCTTCTGATCGTCCCACCATTGGGCTTGATCTTCGGTGAACCATTCCTCGTCTCGTGTTTTCATGCTGCGCCTCCTAAGTAAGAGTTAATAGCGTCAATCACCATCCACTTATCGACCTCCGTGTTGCCACGGTTAATCTCCTCGTTGATGTACTCAGCGATGTAGACCGCCATCTTTATCTTCTCTTGCTCGTTCATCTGTAGAACCCTCCCTTGTTGTTGATGCCTTTCAAGTCCTCAAGGTTAGTCACCTTGATGTAGTTGCTCTTGTGCATCGGCACGACCGTATGCTTGACCTCGCGGGCTTCTGTCTCCCCGCAAGGTAGGCACGTATCGAATCCCGCCAAGACCCTGCGCTGATCGACTGGCGTAAACATGCCTTGCATCAGGCACGTGTGGCAGTAATTAACTTTCGGAAACATGACGACCTCCTCCTGACAATGTCAGGACTATTAATGGGAATACGTACAGGCCAGAACCTCATCGCCCATTAGCAGGCGCTTCTTGTATCCGTTACCCACGTTCATGCACGTGTAGTAAAAGACTGCCTGACCCAAACTGCCCTTGATCGTGTAGCGCGTCTTGTATGAAGACTTGTACCGACCAATCTGTACGTAGAACTGAGTCTCGCTTGAATAGGCAATAGACTTACCGTCTACCTCGCCCACTTTGATTTCTATCTGTTCCACTTCGGCCTCCTGTCAGTAGTACAACTAAACACCCACGCGGACTCGGGATCGCCAAGTCCGCTAGGCTGCTCACTCGTAGTAACGTGTTACGGCTCACAGCGTTGTAGGCAGATACTCGTGGCTACACAACGATCCTGACAATGTCAGGACAAGTTATGGTTCACACCACTACCGCTGCCGGGGATACGTTGCCTCCCCGTACTGGCTCACAGGGCAATCTAGCCGTTCCTTGCTTACCCTACGCTACGCTTACATCCGCTCCACATCATTACTTGCAGTTGTTGTTTTTATTAGTGATGCATCGTAGTCGCGCACCGAGCGAGTCCTGACGGTGTCAGGATTGTCGTCGGATTTACAGGCTGCTAGGTACTAAGCGACTTGTCACTACCCTTTGTGCAGTCTCGTACTGCACCACGACCCTGATTGATACTCAGGGCACCGTTGTTTGCCAGACAACGTCACGGCTATGCCACCGCGCCTTCGCCTACCACGGCACACGTGTAGGATCGCTGCGTCCTGACGGTGTCAGGACTTACTGAAGTGGTTGTCGCCAACCGAATTTCCAGTATACCTATATTATAGCAAGGGGGGCTTGTTAAGTCAAGTTATAAGGTAATTATTTGAATTGGCGCGGATGGTGTGCAGGGTGTGGTTTAAGCAATGTCCTGACAATGTCAGGATCAGGCAGGGGTGCGGTGGTAATATGGTGTTCCGTTTGTACGGTCTTGTACGGTGTTTTTGACTTGTTAAATAGAACGGCATATTGCAAGTTAGGCAGGGGTTCGGAGAATGTAAGTTATTGTTTTTATTAATAATTATATATAAGAAGAAGAAGAAGAAGAGGGGTTTGTACGCTTGTACGGTCATTTTAGGGTATAAGGGGGTTTAGGTTGGGCAAAAAAGATAAATTTTACAAATTTTAAATGACGCACTTGCCGATGCCCATAAACAGGCTTGGCTACCCACAGGTACGGAACAGACCGTACAAGCGTACAAAGTGCTTTTTTGCCTTATTAATCAATGACTTGCTTGTACGGAGTACAACATAACTGTGAGTACAAATCATGTCCTCAGGCTCTTTAAAACTGGTTTCGCATCAGCTAAGCAATTCGAATCTGATCCTGACACTGTCAGGAAACAGCCAGCAACCCAAACGTATATGGCATGGCCTGTAACTTGTACAGAGGCTAAGTCCTTGGGCTAAACGCTCGGGCTAGGGCTTGGGCTAGACGTTGCAGAACTGGTCTCACCATGTAGAACTGGCTTCGCGGAACTGGCCTCTGCGCCGCGAATCGCGGGCGCAAAAAAGCCCCGCCGAGCCGCGAAGCCCGACGGGGCGCAAAAGGAGGGGCGGCTCGCGCCGCCCCCCGCAGTCCTGACAATGTCAGGAACCAGCCCGATCCGCCGCCGCGATAATCTCGTCGGCAAGAGCAGGATCGAACACCGCTTCGACCATGATCGAGCAGAGCGCCGCCCATTGGTCTTGCGACACAACAGACCCGACGCCGTTATCCTTCTCATAGTTGGCGCGCTTGTTTCGATTGGTCTTGCTATCCAACGCATTTAGCACGTCGGCAAGATCCTTCTTGGTGCCGCTTGCGCGACCCGATGCGTCGGTCTTCCAACCACGCGAGAGCGCTTGATCAACATCGTTCTTGATCCAGTCGCGCAGACCTTGACCCTTGCCGTCTGGCCGCTCACCGACCGCATTCCCACGCATCCACGCCTTGACACCGTTAGGCTTCTCGGCAACCGACGGAAGAGTCTTCAGATCGACACCGAGCGCGAACGCCGCCGTGAAAGTGTGGTTCACAGCGAGAGCAGGCTCGACCGGCGTCCACTTTTTAGCCAGACGCGACCACATACGCACCGGCAGGTATTTATCATCGTCGCCCATGCGATGCACCTCGACCGAATAGTGCGCTCGACCCTTAGCGGACTCGGTGACCTTGACGCGCAACGCCGCATCCAATGCCTTACCAACTTCCGACTCACGGTCGAACCGCTCGACCCCGTCCCGCTTGATCACAGGAACACCCGCCGCAAGACAGAGCGTCGCGAAATCGGCTTGAAACTCTTCAGTATTGACCGCCGTCGAAATTTGAACGTCGAGCGCCTTAGTCGCGACCTTGTCGACCTGCGCAAGAATCTCACGCGCAAACGAAGGGTTGACCGACTTGGCGACCGCGTTGTTGACGGCTTTATTTGACTTTGACATGACTGATTTACCTCTACAGATGATGATTATGAATCCTGACATTGTCAGGACACGACGGAACCCCGCCGTGGACTTCATTATACCACTTTACTGGTACAATGTCCAGACGACACAGCAGGCAAGCAGCGGATTTTGGGCGGCGTAATCTCAAGTACATTACCTTTTCCCATGTTTGGCGTTGTCGTACTCAAGCCCACACAATGTGCAAAACCTACCGCTCTGCACCCCACCGTACCCCCACCCCCCGCAATACCGTTTGACCACCGTCAGCGACCTAATACATTCGAACTCACACAAATAACCCCGCACTTTTCTAAATCTGACTAGGCCGACCCCACCCCCTGTATATATAAACACCCCCCATCAATCGTTTGGTTCCATACCAAGTTTTCCTATATATTCCGCTACATATGGACACACCGGTACTTGTGCCGAACATTGATGAGCTGATACCGCTACCCGCAAACGCGGCTGAAGCCTTGCCCGAGTTGTCGCGTGAAGAAGAAATTAAAATGCGGGCACGCACAATAAAGCTGATATCAGATTTAACAGGTATACCCATCGTCCCTACGCAGAAAAATAAAGATGAAGCCGAAGAGTTGGCGCGTCAAATGATGGACGATCCTAAGAAGCGCATCGAATACAGCAAATATCCAAACGAAACGATGGCGTGGTTAGCTGGAATGATCCAGCAAAGCAACTGCGCCCTCGTAGATGACCTTACCGAATACAAGAATTACGTAATTAATAAGCTTCTTTTAGAGATTGAAACGACAAACGATGCCAAAATTCGTGTGCAATCGTTGATAAAACTAGGTGAAGTGGACGGTGTAGACGCATTTAAACGTCGTACCGAGACCACACACATCATTAAACCGATGGAAGAAGTAGAAAAAGAACTTCTTCAGGTCATAAACGTGCTAGAAAACGTCGAATATCGCGTTATAGAAGCCGATAATGCAGCAGATAACGGCTGAATCGCTGCAAAAACTGAAGTTGGCACTGCCAACCATGCCGGATAAAGAAAAACGGCGTGTTGCTGAGCTTCTAAAACAGTATCAGGGCCAGATTACTCAGCGCCTAGGCAAAGATTCCTTCTTAGATTTCATTGCACATGTGTATCCCGGCTACAAAGTAGGCCCACATCATCAGAAATTAGCCCGAATCTTTGAAGAAATAGCCGCAGGCAAGAAAAAGCGGGTGATCGTCAACATCGCTCCGCGTCATGGCAAGAGCGAGATGATTTCTTACCTAGCGCCTGCGTGGTTTCTAGGGAAATACCCGCAGAAAAAGGTCATTATGGCCTCGCACACGGCAGATCTGGCCGTGAATTTCGGACGGAGGGTTCGCAACCTTGTCGGATCTGATCTTTACCGAGACATCTTTCCAAACGTCGAGCTGCAAGCCGACAGTAAATCAGCCTCTCGATGGGGTACCAACTTCAACGGAGAGTATTTTGCTATTGGTGTCGGTGGTGCTTTGGCTGGTCGTGGTGCAGATCTGTTTATTATTGATGATCCTCACTCGGAGCAGGACGCAAAACAAGGAAGACCAGACGTATTTGACCCCGCGTGGGAGTGGTTCCAGTCAGGCCCGGTCCAAAGGTTGATGCCGGGCGGTGCCATTATTGTGGTGATGACCCGTTGGTCGAAGCAGGATTTGACCGGCAAGATTATTGACCACATGACCAAGGAAGAAGAGGCTGATCAGTGGGAAGTCGTGGAATTCCCAGCCATCTTAAACGAGAAACCCCTTTGGCCTGAGTTCTGGACACTGGATGAGTTGCTGGCTAAAAAGGCGTCGATGGATGTGCGGTATTGGCAAGCCCAGTACATGCAGCAGCCGACCTCGGAGGAGGGGGCACTATTAAAACGTGAGTGGTGGCAGGTCTGGGAGAAAGAAAATCCCCCGATGTGTGAGCACATTATTATGTCGCTCGATACAGCGCAGGAAAAAACCAACCGTGCTGACTACAACGCGCTTCTTACGTGGGGTGTGTTTTTTAACGAAGAAGTTAAGAATTACAACGTAATCCTTTTAAATAGCATCAAGCAACGCCTTGAGTTCCCCGAGCTAAAGCAGTTGGTGCTGGAGGAGTACAAGGACTGGAACCCCGACACGTTCATCGTGGAGAAAAAATCCAACGGCGCGGCGCTTTATCAGGAGATGCGGCGCATGGGCGTGCCGCTGATGGAGTTCACGCCGGGTAAAGGACAGGACAAGATCAGTAGAGTAAACGCCGTGTCAGACCTCTTTGCTGCGGGTATAGTCTGGATACCTGACCGGCGATGGGCTTGGGAGGTCGTGGAGGAGTGTAATGACTTCCCCGCTGGCACCCATGATGACTTGGTGGACGCCACCACTTTGGCCCTTTTGCGGTTCAGGCAAGGCGGCTTTATTCGTTTGCCAAACGATGAGCCAGAACCCACAAAGTGGTTTAAGAGCCGCAAGGCGGCAGGATATTACTAGGAGAATTTAAATGGCTGTCGATAAAAGCTTGATGCAAGCCCCGATGGGTCTTGAAGCTCTTGCCGCAGAAGAACCGGCAATTGAGATTGAGATTGTGGACCCTGAAGAAGTCCGCATCGGCGTCGATGGGATGATGATTGAGATGGGTAAAGATGAGCCTCGTGCCGAGGACTTTGATGCCAATCTTGCTGATTTCATGGGCGAAAATGAACTTCAGTCAATTGCTTCAGAACTTTTGGGTAATTATGACCAAGACCTTGCTTCGCGCAAAGATTGGCTTGATACATACATTAAAGGTCTAAAGATTCTGGGTATCCGGTACGAAGAGCGTACTGAGCCGTGGCCGGGTGCGTGTGGTGTATTCCATCCGCTTCTGATGGAGAGCGCGGTCAAGTTCCAGTCTGAGACCATTATTGAGACTTTCCCGGCGATGGGGCCGGTCAAGACAAAGATTATTGGCAAGGAAACCCCAGAGAAGAAAGATGCTTCGATTCGTGTCCAAGATGACATGAATTACCAACTGACCGAAGTGATGAAGGAGTACCGCCCCGAGCACGAGCGGATGTTGCTCTCGCTCGCTTTGTCGGGCAACGCCTTTAAGAAGGTGTACTTTGATCCGTCATTGGATCGGCAAACCGCAGTCTACATTCCGGCTGAAGACATCATCGTGCCTTACGGTGCACCGAATCTGGAGTCAGCGGATCGGGTTACGCATCGTATGCGTAAGACAAAGAACGAGCTACGCAAACTTCAGTATGCAGGGTTTTATCGTGATGTGGATCTGGGTGATCCGGTTCGCACGATGGACGAGGTTGAGAAACAAAAGGCTGAAGATCAGGGTTTCTCGGCAAGCATGGATGACAGATTTCAGCTTTTGGAGATGCACGTAAACATTGACCTGCCGGGGTATCCAGATGTCGATAAAAATAATGACGAGACAGGAATCGCACTGCCGTATGTAGTGACGATTGAAAAGGGTACGGGAACAGTTTTAGCGATCAGAAGGAATTGGAGAGAAGACGATGACCTCAAAGCGAAAAGGCAACACTTCGTCCACTACGGATACATACCGGGCTTTGGATTTTACTACTTCGGCCTTATTCACCTTATCGGGGGACACAGTAAAGCTGCAACGTCCCTCCTTCGACAATTGGTGGACGCAGGAACCCTCAGTAATCTCCCCGGTGGACTTAAATCAAGAGGACTCCGAATTAAGGGAGATGATACACCGATTGCACCCGGAGAATTCCGAGATGTAGACGTACCCTCTGGCGCAATCCGCGACAATATTTTGCCGCTGCCATATAAGGAGCCGAGCCAGACCCTTGCCATGTTGATGGACAAGGTCGTAGAGGAAGGACGCCGCTTCGCTGCGGTGTCTGATCTCAAGATCAGCGACATGTCTAATCAGGCTCCGGTAGGCACGACGCTTGCCGTGTTGGAACGAGTCCTGAAGGTGATGACGGCAATTCAGGCCCGCATCTACTACGCGATGAAGCAGGAGTTCAAACTCCTTGCTGAGATCATCCGTGACAACACGCCGGACAAGTACAGCTACGAGCCGGAAGTTGGCAAGGCGAGTGCAAAGAAATCTGACTACGATGATGTTGATGTCATTCCTGTAGCCGATCCGAATGCGGCAACGATGTCGCAGAAGGTCGTGCAGTATCAGGCCGTTCTTCAACTAAGCCAGACTGCGCCGCAACTTTATGATCTTCCGTATCTGCACCGACAGATGATCGAGACGCTTGGCATCAAGAATGCGGACAAACTTGTGCCGCTGCCAAGTGATGCCAAGCCGCGTGATCCCATCACCGAGAACATGGATGTGATGACGGGTAAGCCGCTCAAAGCGTTTATGTATCAGGATCACGAGGCGCACATCGCTGTTCACATGGCGCTCGGACAAGATCCGAAGATTGCTCAAACCATTGGGCAAAACCCGATGGCGCAGCAGATTACCGCTTCGCTTCAATCGCACATCATGGAGCACGTGGCGTTTCAATATCGCCGCGAAATTGAGAAACAGCTTGGTGCGGCACTGCCGCCCTTGCCGCAAGATGATCGTGAAGAGTACGACTTGCCGCCTGAGTTCGAGGCGCAGTTGTCGCAGTTGGCAGCAGCCGCTGCCGCACGTGTGTTGCAGAAGGACCAAGCAGAGGCCCAGATGCAACAAGCCGCACAGCAGCAACAAGATCCACTCGTCCAGATGCAGATGATGGACTTGCAGATCAAGCAGCTTCAGGCGCAGACCAAAGCGCAGCAGATGCAGATGGATGCTCAGATTCAACAGGCCGAAATTCAACGCAAGCAACAGAAAGACGTTATGGACGCTGCTGCCAAGGCCGACGAGTTGGAACTTCGCAAGGCAGAGATTTCTGGGCGTCAGCAGCTTGAGGCAGCGCGTCTCGGCGTGGACATTGAGAAGCACAAAGCTGAACAGCGCAGAGATGGCGTCAAGATCGGCGTTGAGATTGGCAAAGCCAAAGAAGCCGCAGAGATGCAACGGACGACTGCACAACAGCGTTCGCAGACTCCCCCCAAACAGGAGAAGTAAATGTCTTACTCAAACGCTCTGGAGTACCTCGACACGAGGCTTCAAGAAGAGCGCATGTTGATCGTTGATACCTTGATCCAAGGAAAGTTGGACGAGGGCGAGTACAAACGACTTTGCGGGGCGTTACAGGGTCTCGACCTTGCAAAGAATCACATCAAAGACCTTGCAAAGAGGATTGAGGAAGAATGAGTAACATCGACGTTGAAAAAACGCAGGAGGAGGCCGCTAAAGCCAAACTCCTTCCAGAACCCAAGGGCTATCGAATCCTGTGTGCCGTACCACACGTGGAGGAAGAGTTTGAGGGTGGAATTGTCAAAGCCGAGGACACCCGACGAGTTGAGGAGCAGACCACCGTGGTTCTGTTCGTCATCAAAATGGGCGACCTTTGCTACAAGGACAAGGACCGATTCCCCAACGGCCCGTGGTGTAAGGAAGGCGACTTCGTTCTTACCCGTCCTTATTCAGGCACCCGCGTGGTTATCCACGGTCGGGAGTTCCGCATCATCAATGACGACACGGTGGAAGCGGTGGTCGAAGACCCCCGTGGAATCCGCAGAGCGTAAGGAGTAACTATTATGGCTGTTGAACAGAACGAGTTTAAATTTCCTGATGAACAGGAAAAAATTGAAGCTAAACAAGAAGTTAGCGACGAAATTGAAATAAAAGTTGAAGATGACACCCCGCCAGAAGATCGGGGCCGTAAGCCACTACCCAAAGAGGTGGTGGACGAATTAGATAAGGATGACCTTGAGGAATATTCTGACAAGGTTAAAAAGCGCCTTGGGCAGATGAAAAAGGTTTGGCATGACGAGCGCCGTGCCAAGGAAGCCGCTTTGCGTGAGCGCGAAGAAGCCCTTCGTTTTGCTCAAATCCGTGATCAGGAAGTACGTCAGCTTAAACAGCGTCTTGGTAATGGCGAAAAAGCCTATTTTCAGGAAGTTACTAAAGCCGCTAATAATGATCTTGGTGTAGCCAAGGAGCGACTGAAGCAGGCGTACGAGGCAGGCGATGCTGAAAAAATTACCGAGGCGCAGGAAGCCCTGACGGAGGCTAAGCTTCGGATTAAACAGTACGAGAATTTTCAGCCCTCTTTACAAGAGGACTTTACAGGAGTACAACCGAGTCAACAGTACCAAGTGCCCCCGGCACCTCAACCCGCTATCGATCAAAAAGCCGAAGCGTGGAAGGATAAAAATCCGTGGTTTGGCGCAGACGAGGAAATGACCGCCCTCGCTTTGGGACTGCATGAAAAATTGGTCCGGTCTGGAGTCGATCCGCGTAGCGACGATTATTACGACCGAGTGAACGCGACGATGAGGAAGCGTTTCCCAGACTACTTCGATGCGGAAGTAGAAGAGGAAAAGCCGACTCAAACGAGGGAGGCTGAGAAGCCCGCTCGCACAAAACCAGCCAATGTAGTGGCTCCGGTAACGCGGGGAACCGCGCCGCGTCAGGTCCGCCTGACACCGACTCAAGTTGCTATCGCTAAGAAATTAGGTCTAAGCAACGAACAGTACGCACGTGAATTGATGAAACTGGAGACTAACTAAAATGGCTGAGAACAGATTCGCCCGTGAACTCGAAAGTCGAGAATCCGCGCAGCGCAATAAAGTATGGACCCCGCCTCAAACGCTTCCGGCACCAAATCCGCAAGCCGGTTGGGTCTTTCGATATATCCGGACCAGTACTATGGGTCAGGCTGACCCACAGAATACCTCCGCAAAGTTCCGTGAAGGTTGGGAGCCTGTAAAGGCCGAAGATCATCCGGAGTTGATGCATCACACCGACCCGAATTCCAAGTTTAAAGGGAATATCGAAATCGGTGGGTTGTTGTTGTGCAAGGCACCGGAAGAGCTAATGAAGCAGCGTGATGACTATTACGCGCAGCAAGCAAAGGCTCAACTCCAGTCTGTGGACAATAACTTTATGAGGCTGAACGATGAGCGTATGCCTCTCTTCAGTGAGAAGAAGACGACGGTCTCGTTCGGCAAGGGTAAATAATTTTTTCTTTTTGGAGTAATCAATGGCATATCCTACTGTTGACAAGCCGTATGGCTTGAAGCCGATCAATCTGATCGGTGGGCAGGTGTTTGCCGGTGCCACTCGTCAGCGACGTATTGCTTCCAGTGCTTCTAGCATTGGTTTTGGCGACCCGCTGGAGTTTGACACTGACGGCACCGTTAAAGTAACGACCGCCACATCGACGCCCCCGACCTCCGGCTTTGCTGGTGTGTTCTTGGGTTGTACGTTTGTGTCGTCTGTGACGGGTCAGCCGACCTATTCGCAGCAGTGGACTTCGGGTACTTCGGTCAAGTCGGGTACGTACATCATTGCGTACGTGGCTGATGATCCGAACACTCTGTTCAAGGCTGTCGGTGTGACGGCTTCGCTCGTTGTTTCGACCACGAGCGGTTTCACGTATTCCAGCATCGGCCTAAACGTGCCGTTGGTTGCGAACACGCTGAACACGACCACGGGCGATTCGCAGCAGGGACTTGATTTCAACAACGCTGCTGTAACTCGTTCGTTGCCGATCCGTATCGTCGATGTGGTTGAAGACACGGCGTTTGTTTCGAGCGGAACTACCTACTATCCCGAAGTTATCGTGAAGTTCAATGCACCGTACCTCACGAGCGTTTCGTTGATCGTTGGTGGTCACGCTTACAACAACCCGCTCGGAACCTAATAGGGGAGTTCTAAGACATGGCTATTTCACGCGCACAATTACTCAAGGAACTCCTGCCGGGTTTGAACGCCCTGTTTGGTCTTGAGTACAAGACCTATGGTGAGGAGCACAAGGAGATCTACGAGACTGAGACCTCCGAGCGTTCCTTTGAAGAGGAGACCAAGCTTTCTGGTTTCAGCGCCGCTCCGGTCAAGGCCGAAGGTGCTGCGATTGCGTATGACAACGCACAGGAAGCGTGGACTGCTCGCTACAGCCACGAGACGATTGCTCTCGGCTTCTCCATCACGGAAGAGGCGGTTGAAGACAACCTGTACGATTCGCTGTCCAAGCGATACACCAAGGCGCTCGCCCGAGCGATGGCGTACACGAAGCAGGTCAAGGCGGCATCTGTCCTGAACAATGGCTTTTCGTCCAGCTACGTTGGTGGCGACGGCAAGGCTCTGTTCGCGGCGGATCACCCGCTTGTTTCGGGTGGCACCAACAGCAACCGTCTGACGGCTTCTGACCTCAACGAGACTTCGCTTGAGGCGGCTGTCATTCAGATCGCTGGTTGGACGGACGAGCGTGGACTCCTCATCGCGGCGAAGCCCGGTAAGCTCATCGTGCCTCCGGCACTGATGTTCACTGCCAAGCGTCTCCTCGATACGGAACTCCGCGTGGCGACTGCGGATAACGACATCAACGCTCTGAAGGCGATGGGGTCGATTCCCGGTGGCTACACGGTGAACCACTTCCTGACCGACACGAATGCGTGGTTCCTGACCACGGACGTTCCGAACGGCATGAAGCACTTCGTTCGTACCCCGCTCCAGAACAGCATGGACGGAGATTTCGACACCGGCAACGTCCGGTACAAGAGCCGCGAGCGTTATTCGTTCGGCTGGTCGGATCCGCTCGGCATGTTCGGTTCGCCGGGTTCGTCCTGATAGGCTCTCCCCCTAGAGGATGAGCATTGAGGGGTCACAGGTCGGCAAGGCTTGTGGCCCCTCTTTTTTGGTGATATACAGTCGTTCATCGGGAAATTTTGCTTATCAGACAGACCCCGACTGACGACATGCAGACTGATAAGCACAACTCGCATGTGAGGTATTTTTAAAATGGGTACTACTACTTTCTCCGGCCCGGTCGTTTCTCAGAACGGTTTCCAGTCGGACACTCTTGTTATCGGCACCACGGTGATTACTTCCGGTAATGTTTCCGGTACGGTCTCGACTCAGGTGGGGCGTATCCCGGTCAGCATCGGCGGAACCACTAAGTACATCGCGCTGTATTCCAGCCTGACTCCGTAAGACTTCGTGGGGGGCGGTAAG